GTATGTATGTACATGGTCTGCCCCTTAGAATTGAACATAAACAAGATCACCGGCGGACGTTGTGCCGGCAACAATGGTTTCATCATTAAGCCACCCATAAACGGCGGCGGCTATCTCGTCCTCGTCCATGCCTTCCGTGTTTATGTCGGTGTCGTATGAGTCGATAACCTCGGCGGGTGTGCTCTCCGACCATTCGCAGCAAATTGCGATCACGTCTAGCTCTTGTTGCTCTCCGGTGCTGCTCTCGTATTCTTCGATATAGTCGAAAATCAGTCTTAACCCTTCATGGCTGAAGTTGTCAGCCCGTCCCATGCGTTTAAAAGCTTCTCGGAAGTCGTGGCTGTCAATTGTCTGGATCATGATTGCTCACCTATTGGCTGAGTTTGGCTGATGTGAAATACTGTGGCTGCTTTCGGGCGTACAAACTTTTCTCCGTCCTTTTCTACGGGAATCCAAGTGACAATTTTTATCCCGTGTTCTCCCTTCTTAACTGAGCGTGAAAGCTGCTTCCAAGCGTTAAACGTGAATACATTTTCACGGGGTTTAATCTGCTCGGGCGGGATACCTTTATCAATGAATCCTTGGACAATGGCGGGATAGTTTGCAAATGATTGCGAAGTTGTGGCACGTTGGAGTGCTTCGGCTGAGTGTGACATGGTTTGTTCTCCGGTCATGTGTTGCATTAGATTATAAATAAAGCTGCGATAAATGCAAGCGCACCAAGTACGGCGGCGACTACATCAACGGTCGGGCTTGTGTGCAAGGTCTTGAGCCATGCTTGACGCTGTTTTGTGTGGTGGTCGTTCATGGTTGGCAAGCCTTAATAAAGGTTTCACGGTTGAAGCGTGGGCTCTCGCTTCCTAGTACGTTTGCAAAGCTGTCAACGATGCACTCAAGGCGATATTTTAAAAGGTCGTTTGTGCGGTTTGTCTTGCCTTCTACTTCGTTTATCTTGTCGAGGTTTGCGTATGCCCTCAGGATTGCGGCTATTAGCTCATAATCTTTGCGTGTCATGTTGTCATTCTCCGGTGTCGTATAGGTTTTCAAGCTCTGATTGGTTCACATTAAAGGTTTGTGCTGCTTTGTGTGCTGCGTCTGGGAATTCGTAACCTTCACGAATGAGAGCATATAAAAATGCGAGGGCGTTGTTCATAGCGTCACCTGTGGCTGTTGTACGTTGATCGAATAACCTAAGTCTTTTATAGTCTGTATATCTTTATGGCTGAAAGTCTTTTTGCCTGTGAGCGATGCTAGTTTTGCGGCGGTCGAACAAGCGGGGTAAATGTATTGCGTCCCGTAGTGGCTCTTGATTGATACGGTTATGGTCATAATCATTGTTCCTTAAGCTGAAATATTGTGTGATTTAAACCAAACTACTACAGCGGGTGATTGTTCGCCAGTACATAACAGGGTTTCTAAGCTGCCGATAAAAATATTATTCCATTCGGATACGGGGGCGGCTTTCTCAATGTTTACAGTCAGTCCGGCGTTATCTGCTGCGCTCATTAAGAGCAGGAATACATCACTTCTTGTGCCATGCTCTGCGCTCTCTGCTTGCTTCATTAGGGCGTCAAACTGTGCCATGTAGTTTTGCATTGTCTTGTACCTTGTTAGTGATTAGTGATGTATTGCATAGAGACTCCACTATATCAATAAATCGGACATTGTGCCGTTATAGGGGTTTCGATGTTTGGAAGTAGGGGTTAAGCAATTTGGAAGGCTCAAGTATGTTTAGGATTGTTTCACGTGAAACATGAGGAAATGAGGCATTGTTTCACCCTATGTGTAGGTATTGCCAGAGCCTAGAACGTCTTGTAGGTGGGTTTAAATCGATTCTAGGGCGCTGTATGTTTGCACAGTCTGGGATCATTAGTGTATATTGCCACTATGTACCGCAGATCTTTGTTTCACGTGAAACATTGAACGAGCGGTTGATGTGTCACACTCTAAACAGAAAAAGCGCGCATTCACTTCATGGCTAAGTTGAAATTATCAAGAGAACAGATAAGAGAAGGATTAGATCAAATCCCCATGGAGTCGTTATTGCAAGGCGCATCCGGTACACCTGTCAATCTTACAGCTAGACAGATAGAGTTTGCTAAGGAGTTAGCACTAGGGAAAGGAACTAAGGTCGGAGCATATAGGAAAGCATACGGGGCTAAGGGTAGTCCCAAGTCTGTAGGGAGTCGTGCTAGTACGCTCTCAACCGATGAGAGAATACAAGTAGCAGTCGATGCCTTCAAGACGGCTGAACAGTATCGGGAATACCAAACACCCGCTCAATTAAGAGCACTTGTCGTGTCACAGCTTACCAATCACGTCCTCGACCCAGACTTTCCCCCAGCGCAGAGAGTCCAATGCTTAAAGCTCCTCGGCTCAGTAGCAGAGATCGGGCTATTCGTTGATCGCAAGGAAACCTTAGTAGTCCACCAGTCTAGTGAGATACGAGAGCGGCTGTTGGAACAGCTCAAAGGTGTTATCAATACGAACGTAACGGACGTTACGCCCAACGATGACGCGGACGAACTCATGCGCGAACTTTCAAAAGATCATGACGCGACCCCCACCGTACCCGCACCCCCCGCTGAGCCGTTCGACCACCCTATTGTAGATATACATACTATTCCACACGAATCACCAGACCAAAAATCCATTCCACACAACCCTCCAGAGTCTGCAGACCCCACCCCCGACATTAAGGAATAGTTAGGTCACTTCGTCTGAGATGAAGTGAGAAACAGGCCCCCTTATGAGTTGGAATGAAAAGGGTGGGGGGGTAAAAAATTTAGGAATTGAGATGAAGCGAGATGACTGTATAGGAAAGATTATGACTGAGAGACAGAAGGAGATATATTTTGTAATAGAGGAGTGGTGGAAGAAGTTTGGGTTTGGGCCTTCTATAGATGACATTATGACTATTACTGGGGACAAGAGTAGAGCGAATGTGCATAGGATGATAAAGAGGTTGTGTGAGAGTGGGGCGTGTAAGAGGGTTCCTAATAGGGATAGGAGTGTTCGTCCTTCGTGGATAAGGTTTAGGGATTTATGAATTTAGAGGATATTACGAGTGCCATAGAGGGATTGCCGGCGGCTGAGCAAGAGGGGTTACTTGCGACGTTGGCGGAGTATGAGGCGTCTGTAAAGAGAGAGCGGGCGCAGAAGAATTTTATTCCTTATGTCAATGAGATGTGGCCCGGGTTTATTGCTGGGCGTCATCATAAGGTGATGGCAAAGAAGTTTGAGGAGATTGCGGAGGGCAAGATTAAGAGGGTGATTATTAACTTGGCTCCTCGGCATACGAAGTCAGAGTTTGCATCGTACTTATTGCCATCGTGGTTCTTAGGTAAATTCCCGAATAAGAAGATTATCCAATGCTCTAATACGGCAGATTTGGCAGTTGGCTTTGGTCGTAAGGTGAGAAACTTAGTGGGGTCTGAGCAGTATTCGAAGGTATTTCCGAATGTAAGCCTGAGACAAGACTCGAAAGCGGCGGGCAGGTGGTCTACGAATCATAACGGCGAGTACTTTGCTATCGGTGTAGGAGGTACGGTAACGGGTAAGGGTGCTGACCTACTGATTATTGACGATCCACACTCCGAGCAAGAGGCTAGATTAGCGGCATCGTCGCCGGAAATCTTTGATTCTGTGTATGAGTGGTACACATCAGGCCCTAGACAGCGACTTCAGCCGGGTGGAACCATAATCGTCGTAATGTGCATGACTGGGGATACTCCGGTCCTGATGGCTAATGGCAAAGAAAAACCATTAAAAGACGTCCGTGCTGGAGACTTTGTAGCCACCTTTGACAAAGGTGAATTAGCTACGGCAAAAGTTAATGGCTGGAGGTCAAATGGTTTTGATTCCATATATAAAATACAAACACAATCTGGTAAAATACTTCGAGCGAACGAGAGGCACCCGTTTCTTATCGACAATAACGGAGTATTAGAATGGACGCGATTAAAGAATCTGGAAGTGGGGGATTTACTTGTATCGTTGAAGGATGCAACCGACCCTCAAGAGCTAAAACAAAAGCTGGAAAGTGCGGCCCCTGTCAATCAACAGCAAACTACCACAAAAAAAATCCTGACGCCCCATACCGACCTCTTGGACACCACGGCAAGTGGAAGGAAAAGTCTTGCTCCGAGCCGGGATGTGACAAGCCAATTGTTTGCCAAGGACTCTGTAACATCCATTATTCAAAGAATTATTGGGCTTCTGGTAAAGGCAGGCAGTCCCCGGAAAAGCGCAGAGAGCACCGTATTAAAAGTCGCTATGGAATCACTGCGGAACAGTACGATTCAATGGTTGCAGAGCGCGACAACAGGTGTGATATATGCCATCAGCCACCAACAGACAAAAATACTCGCGCCCACTGGAACAATAAACTGTGCATTGACCACTGCCACGATACCGGCAGGGTTAGAGGGCTTCTCTGCAATGACTGCAACCTCGCAGTTGGGTATGCAAAAACCGCAGAAATCGCAGAGTCAGTTGCATCTTATATCAGACTTCACGACAGACCCGATAGCGACGATAACGCCTGACGGAAAAGAAGAAGTTTTTGACGTAGAGATTGACCGCACCGAAAACTTTATTGCAAACGGTGTGGTCAGCCACAACACAAGATGGTCTAAGAAGGACTTAAGTGGAAGGATCATGCAAAGCGCCCTTGAAAGGGATGGTGAAAAGTGGGAATTGATTGAATTCCCCGCGATTCTTCCCTCTGGCAATCCTTTATGGCCTGAGTTTTGGAGTCTTGAAGAGCTATCTGCGCTAAGAGATGAATTGCCGGCTGGGAAGTGGAATGCGCAGTACCAACAGACGCCTACAGCAGAGGAAGGCGCGATTATTAAGAGGGAATGGTGGCAAATATGGGACAAAGAAGACCCGCCCCCGTGCGATATTATCTTACAATCGTGGGATACGGCATTTGAAGCCAAGACACGCTCTGACTATTCGGCTTGCACGACGTGGGGAGTGTTTCATAAAGACGAGAATCCTGACGACGCGCATATTATTCTGTTAGATGCTTTTAAGAAGAGAATGGAGTTTCCAGAGTTAAAGCAAAAGGCTTTAGATTACAGAGAAGAGTGGAGTCCTGATATTGTGATTATTGAAAAGAAGGCGTCTGGTGCGCCTCTGATCTATGAATTACGCAGTATGGGGCTTGCGATCGACGAATTTACGCCTACAAAAGGCAATGACAAAGTTGTCAGATTGAATGCAGTCTCTGATTTATTTGCGTCTGGAAAGGTATGGGCGCCGCCTACAAGATGGGCAGATGAGGTGATTGAGGAAGTCGCATCCTTCCCTTATGCGCCAAACGATGACTATACTGATACTGTTTCATTGGCTTTATCGAGATTTAGGCGCGGTGGAATGGTTAGAGCTAGGCTGGATGAAGAAGACGAACCCAGAACATTTAGGCGTCGCGGCGCTTACTACTAAGGACTATCATGGCGATTGAAAAAAGCTTGTACGCGGCACCGATGGGTATCGAAGAAGATGCCGCTGGCTCCCCCGACGGCATTGAGGCGTTGGAAATTGAGATTGTTAACCCAGATATTGTGACACTCGATGATGGTAGCGTAGAGATTACGCTCATCCCAGAGAAAGAAATTGACGATGACTTTAACGCAAACCTTGCCGACGAGATGGACGAGGGTGAGCTAGATGAGTTGGCTTCTGATCTTTTAGGTCTAGTGGACTCTGACGTCGGTAGCCGCAAAGACTGGGCTGATGCTTATGTGAAAGGCTTAGATGTGCTTGGCTTTAAATACGAAGAGCGTACAGAACCTTGGCAAGACGCGTGTGGCGTGTACTCGACTGTGCTTGCAGAAGCTGCGATTCGCTTCCAAGCAGAAGCTATGTCAGAGACGTTCCCTGCGGCTGGACCTGTTAAGACCCAAATTATCGGCAAGCTGACAAAAGAGAAAGAAGAAGCCGCTAGTCGTGTGCAAGCTGATATGAACTATCAGTTAACAGAGCGCATGATTGAGTACCGCCCTGAACATGAACGCGCACTTTATTCTCTAGGACTTGCCGGCTCAGCGTTTAAAAAAGTCTACTACGATCCAAACCTTGCCCGTCAAGTGTCTATCTATATTCCAGCAGAAGATGTGATTGTGCCTTACGGCGCCTCCCATATTGAGAGCGCGGAGCGTGTGACACACATCATGCGCAAGACAAAGAATGAGATTAAAAAGCTACAAGCTAACGGCTTCTACCGTGATGTGGATTTAGGTGAACCCGTTACATTCCATACCGACATTGAAGAACGTAAAGCAGAAGAGGGCGGGTTTACCCTAAGTGATGACGATCGGTATTCTTTGTGTGAAATGCACATAGACTACGTTATGCCCGGCATTGACGACGAAGATGATATTGCGGTTCCGTATGTAGTGACGATTGACCGTGGCAGTTCAACAATTCTGGCTATCCGTCGCAATTGGAATCCAGACGATGAGCTAAAACTCAAGCGCCAGCACTTTGTCCATTACGTGTATGTACCGGGCTTTGGGTTCTATGGCATGGGGTTGATCCATATCATCGGCGGATATGCTCGTGCGGGTACTTCTATCATTCGTCAGTTAGTCGATGCTGGAACTTTGGCCAACTTGCCCGGCGGTTTAAAGTCCCGTGGCTTAAGAGTTAAAGGTGACGATACACCGATCGCACCGGGCGAGTTTAGAGATGTAGACGTACCAAGCGGTAGCATCAAAGACAACATCATGACGCTGCCGTACAAAGAGCCGAGCCAAGTGTTGTTTATGTTGTTG